GTCCGGGACTTCCTTGGAGGGAAGCCGGACCCCGTGTGGGACAGCAAGACTAAGGTCTCTATGTGGGCTACCGCTCAGAATAGAGATCCGAGAGCTCGAGCAATTAGATTGATCGAGCTACTCAAGACGATAGACGGAATGTTTCAACAGAGATATTTCGCCTATCCTGAGGAAAAGTGGTCGTGGGAGAAATACGACCTCTTTGTCCTTTCAAATCTCAACTACCTCCTGGCAGATGAGTTTTTGGACGGCCCTATCACTGAAGAAGCGATGGGGATCGTAACCAGGTACTCCCAGTTGAAGAAACTGAGGAAGACCCTTAAGGAGAAGTCGCTTTCGGGCGAACTTCCTGAATGGCTGGGACGGGAACACCATGATGATGTTCCCGTCTGGCTTCGTCAATTCTTGCCTGTATATAGGCAAGTATTGAAGGAAACTGGTCAGAGACAGGTGTTTCTGATCGGTTTGCTAACACAGACCAGGGGTTGCGGTACGCCGCCGCCCCTTGTCATCAACCAGTCTAAGGAGAAATTCCTTAGAACTGTGACAGTTGAGCCTGAGAAGTTTCAAGCAACTCAGGCCCAACTAGTCAAGATGGGCATGCATTCGGTACTTAAAAAGATACCGGATGCAGTGTTCACAGGACTCGCGACCAAGTCGCGAATTACTGTTACTACCTCCGCCTGTTGGGATAAAACCCGACGGGAAGGAGGAACATTGGGCCACATCCACGATCTAGTCGAGGATGGGCGCAACGGCGTTAAGGCCCCGATAAGGGATCTTAACAATAGACAAATCCTTGAGAAGAAAACACTCGAGGAATTTGATAGTCCAGGCGAGTACATATTTTGGACTTGTCTGGATCTAGTATTACGTACCCCGCTCGAAGAGCTGAGGTACGCATTCCTGACCGTCGTGAAGGAACCTGGCAAAGGCCGGTCCGTCACGAAGGCTAGATCTTACCTCAAGGTCGTTCTTGACCTTGTAAGTAAGTTATGCGCGGAACCCCTGAAGAAGGGAATTCCGTCAAGTACATCCGGAATGGGGAAATCCCACCACGGATGGAACTTTTTCAACAGCCTCTTCGACGAAGATTTCCGTAAGGAGATCTTCGCCGTAGAGACAGAGGAAGTCACGCCGTACGCCACGTATGTGGAGCACGACAGGACCTATCGTGACCTGTACGTAGCGAGTACAGATTACGAGGAAGCTACCGACTCGATGAAACACGAGTTCGGTACCTTAGTCGCGGAGATGTGGATGCTCAAATGTGGCATACCACCAATCCTACGAGGTATCGTGCACGGAACTTGTTTCCGTCCACGCACCATCTTTTTCCAAGGCGAAGGTGCCTTCGAAAAGTACGGCGAACCTAGACCCGAAATGGGCGAAGGAATTCGCAGTGTAACCTTGCGAATGGGTGTCCTTATGGGGGATCCACTCACAAAGATCGTCTTACATTTTTCAAATGTTTTGACGAGAGAAATAGCTGTGGGGTTAAAAGACCCTACATGGCTATCGCTCGGATTCACTAACCCACGCGAGAGCAGGGGGTGAAACCAGGCCGCAACTTTTCTTTGTCAGTGTTTTCACACTGAACAAATTACG